AATGGGTCGTGTAATGGTTAGATATAAAGACATACAGTTTATAAAGGTTAATCCTGATGAAAATAACAAAGTATCAGAGAGAATGCCTCAATGGGATAGCATACCTAATCTATCTTATTTGAAAAAAAATGAATTTTATACACAATTAGGGCTTGACTTTTAGCACAAAATAGTGTATAATATAGTTATCATTCAGCAGCAATGAACAGGTTGCAACTTGTTTATCGTTCTGGCTGAACAATGCTTAAGAGGGCATAAAGTCTATCTGAGGAGGGTTAGGGCCGACTGGCTGAAGACACCAAGGGTAGGTTATTAGTAGGGACCATCTTCTTAGGAATCTGGACTCTTCCTGAAAAATTGTGGGTATTCCACCAGGTAAATCCCACGAACGGCTGAATGATAATTTTTTTTTATTATGAAAACAAAAACTTGTATATATACTAATATACAATTAATACGAATACAACGAATACAAAAATATAAGGAGACAAACATATGTCATTCGCAGACTTAAAAAGAAGTCGAGGCAACTTCGACAAACTAACTAAAGAACTAGAAAAAGTTGCACAACCCACAACAAACAATAATTCCTCAGATGATACAAGGTTCTGGAAACCAGAACTAGATAAGACTGGCAACGGTTACGCTGTATTAAGATTTTTACCTGCTGTAGAAGGCGAAGAACTACCTTGGGCAAGAGTATGGTCACATGCTTTTCAAGGACCTGGTGGTTGGTATATTGAGAACAGTTTAACAACACTTGGTCAAAAAGATCCTGTGAGTGAAGAAAACAGTAAACTGTGGAATACTGGTTCTGACGCAGACAAAGAAATCGCCAGAAAAAGAAAAAGAAAATTATCTTACTTTACAAACATGTTAGTTGTTTCAGATCCTGCTCACCCAGAGAATGAAGGTAAAGTATTCTTATACAAGTTTGGTAAAAAAATCTTTGATAAGATTACAGAAGCAATGAAACCAGAGTTTGCAGACGAACAAGCAATCAACCCATTTGATTTTTGGGCTGGGGCAAACTTTAAATTAAAGATAAGAAAAGTTGACGGATATTGGAACTATGATAAATCAGAGTTTGAAGCACCTTCAAAAATAAATGAAGATGATGATTACATTGAGGCATTGTGGAAAAAACAATACCCATTAAATGAATTTTCAGCACCAACAAACTTTAAGTCTTATGACGTTCTCAAACAGAAATTTGAGAAAACAGTTTACGGTACTGGAAAGACCACGACAGCAGATGAGATAGACATCCCACCTGTAAGTGCTGCTGTTGCGGAAGTTAGTGACACACCTAAAGTAAGTGAAAACACTTCGCCTATTGAAACCACCTCCCCTAGTGATGATGGTGAAGACGATACTATGAATTACTTTAGTAAATTAGTTAACGAGTAAATCGTTAAATCTCTCCTGTTCACTAACCTGTTCATGCCCTTATAAATAGGGCATGGACTTATTTTTAGACATATTAGTACAATTTGGTTTACCTGTAGCAGCGGCTGCTGTTATGGGTATTTTTATTTACATTATTCTTAAATATATTCTTGCAGGAGTTGTAGGGCAAGTAGGAACAATTACAATGTTAATAGGGTCTTTAGACAATAGAGTAAAAACTATGAATCATGATTTAATTAAACTTGATATTTTAGTTTGTAGTGCTCTTAATGTAAAACCTGACATGGATAGAATATCTAGAGCAGATGGTAAAGAAGACGCAAGAAAAGATTAATGTGGACAATAGAACATGCTATATTATTTTTGTTAATATCATTACCTATTAGTTTAGGTGTAATGACATTGTTAGCAAAATTAGAAAAAGATAAAAAATGATAGAAGTTGAAGTAACATCACCTATTATAGAAATGTTAAACCAATATGGTTTTGCTACAGTAGCAGCAATTGCTATGGGTTGGTTTATATACTTCATATATACATATGTTACACAAAACATAATAGAGAAATTAGACAAAGCACAATACACGACTATCTTACTAATTGATAGAATTAGAATGTTAGATAATGATTTAATTAGATTACGGTCAAAGTTAGATACAATTTTGGCTATGAGAGAGAACGAGGAAAAAGATGGAATTAGCGATAATATTAAAGATAATAATTTGTCATTGGATAGGAGACGGTCTTCTTCAAACAGAGAAGATGGCAACCCAAAAGAGTAAGTCGACTTACTGGTTAACTACTCACGTTGGTGCATACACATTACCCTTTCTTATCATATTTCACAATATACTAGGTTGGGTTTTTCTCATGGCAGTCTTGCATTGGATACAAGATTATATCACCTCAAGGATTAATTCTAACTATTTACTAGTAAAAAACAACACTATGTTTTGGAACTCAATATGGACAGATCAGATGTTGCATTACGTCATATTGTTCGTTTCTATTACCTATTTTATATAAATACTAGCATATGAAAGCACTTAAAATTACGGTGCTAGGTCTATTATTTTATGTGCTTTCGACACCTAGTTTCGCAAGTGAAATCGTACATAGTTTTTCCAATCCTTCTTTCTCTGGCAATGGATACAGTACACATGTCCTCTCACTTGAACAATTAAGATACAGTAGAGAAAAAAATGTTTCTGATGACGCTAAGTCAGCGGCTGCCGCTGCTAAGCGTGAAGAAAATAATACAACTATTAACAAGTTTATCAAAAACGTTGAAAGTCGTATCTATGCAAATTTATCAAAACAGTTAGTTGATAATATGTTTGGTACAGAATGTTCTGGTACTTGTCCTACATCTGGTACTGCTGAAGTAGAAGGTTCTACAATCTATTGGGTCAAAGACGCAACAACAGAAATAATCACACTAACAATTACATCACCTGATGGTTCGACAACAACCATGTCTGTACCTGTAGGCGACTTTAAGTTTTAATATGACAATTAGTTTTCCACACATTGCTGCCATACTTGCGGTCACTTGTTTTCTAACGAGTTGTGCTTCAACAAAATCTGATAGTGTATTTTATGGTGAATCCCCATACACACTTGAAACAGACACAATGAAAAGGTTAAAAAATATACCAGAATTAGGACAACCACAAATTACGATTGCAGTTTATAATTTTCCTGATAGAACAGGACAAAGAAAACCTAATGTAAAGTTTTCTCAATTATCAACAGCAGTTACACAAGGACCAGAGACATGGGTTATCAATGGATTAAAAGCAGTAGGTGGTAATGAACCTTGGTTTATCGTTGTAGAGAGACAAGGTCTTGACGCTATCATAAAAGAAAGACAATTAATAAGATCAACAAGAGAATTATATGATGGAGAGAGTGACGTAAAAAATCAATTAAAACCTCTAAAGTTTGCAGGACTTATAGTAGAGGGTGGTATTGTAGGATATGATTCCAATGTTACATCAGGTGGCGTTGGTGCAAGATATTTTGGTATTGGTGTTAATGAACAATATCGTACAGACCAAGTAACAGTTTCGATAAGACTTGTTGCAGTACAGACTGGTGAAATATTAATCACCACATCAGCAACAAAGACAATCGCAAGTCATTCAAGTGGCGGTGACGTATTCAGGTTTTTAGACATGAGTACAAAAGCGCTTGAAATAGAGACAGGTGTCGCAACTAATGAGCCTGTCAATTATGCCATAAGAACTACAATCGAGCATGCTATTCATAATATGATTTATGAAGGTATCGATAAGAAATTATGGAAATTTAAAATAGAGGAGTAAAGTAATGTACGCTAAGATAATCGCAATAGTAATGTTGTTTGCCTTACCGGTAATGGCAAATGATATCTATGTGACACAATCAGGTGCTACGCTTGACCTCGACATTACCCAAGACGGACAAAACAATACTGTAGGTAATAGTACAACATCATCAAGTGTGATTGGTGCTACTACCACTATCGACATTGATCAAGTTGGTAATAGTAACGTTTTAAAGTTTGATGTAAACGGTGCAACCTTTACAGGAACATTCAACGTCACAGGAAACTCAAACGATATAGATTTCAATTGTGATAGCGCAGGAAATAATTCTTCATGTGCTACTGCTACTGCTTCAATAGTATGGGCAGGTAACTCAAATGATTTAGATATTGATATAGGTGAAACTGCTGACGCCGCAAATGCGACTGTAAGTATAACAGGTGCTTCAGGAAGTGACAGTAACGTTGTTGCTGCTACTATTGACGGCACATCTGCTATATTAACGTTATCCGTAAACGGTGACACAAATAATTATTTAATTGACATAAATGGTAATGGTGATGTTAACGGACACACCTTAGTCCACAGTCATACTGGTTCAATCGCTGACGTAGATATCACTCAAAGTGGTCTCTATGATAATATAATAAACTTGACAACCTCAGGTGACAACCATGACATTGATATATCGCAAGACGATTAGACTTTTTATAATAATATTAATATTATTCTATGCTACCTCTTTATGGGGTAGCATAGGTAACGTTGATCAAGTAGAAGGTAACGGTGTTATCGACCGTGACAAAACAGATATAACAATCGAAGAAGAACTTTCCATAGAACAATACGACACAGTAAAAACTGGTAATGGTAAAGTTGGTATATTATTCAT